CCCGCGCCCACGAAAAGAACTATACCAATTTTGGATTAGTTGTTCTTGGTGTAATAGGTCTTGCCAGTGACAACTGTGGTGTCCCAAGTCAGACGATAGCCCGTGCTGCCGTCATTCTCGTAGTAGCCCTTGGTCTTGGGGTTGCCCGCTGGACTTACGACGGCCGAGAAAGTAACGTTGGAGCCACCTACAACCTTGTAGAGGTGGTCAACATTGTTGCCGTCGGTGTAAACAAGGGTAGAAATAGTCACCGAATAGTTGAGGGCGCCGTCCTCATCCTTCTTTACAGTACCGATGGTAAGACCCTTGTAGATGACAAGGCTTGAATTGCCACGCTGGAAATCCAACTTCCACTCGTGCTCGGAAGTGAACGCGCTTGGTGCGGCCTCGTAGGTGTCGGTCGATGAATCATAGGAACCGCCGAAAAGATTGGGCAACTCGTCGAGGTCGTAGTTGGCAAGTTCAAAATTGAACGTCACGGGATTGCCAGCATACTGGATGTCGAATGGCGCATCAAAGAACTCGGCCTCAATCTCGGTGCTTTCAGGTTCGTCCTGACCAATGGTAAGACCCTTCAAGACGCCCATAAGTGGGGTGTATTCACCATTGCTTCCTACGTCGCGATAGCCAAGTGCAATCGCTTTCAAAGTTGTTTTCTTTGACATAGTGATTAAGTATTTTTTTAGTTATTGAATTAAGTTAATCTTAGATTATAACAATAAAGGACTTGACGAACGTAAAGAACGTGTTGTTCTGATTGTTGGTTTCGAAAGCGTCAACGGAAATAACGCTATCCTCTTGAACCGAATAGTCGCCGTAGTCGGCCGCTATCGCTTCGTTGATTACCGCGTTCATCGCCGTTTCATATTGCGTGTACTTTGTCTTGTCTATTCGACCACGACTTTTCGGCGGGATATACACCTCCATATAACAACGTGCATGATTATACGTGTTAGATGCAAATTCGCTTTCGTCAATCAAGTCGCCGACACGTATGACGATAAAGCCGTCTTGAACATCACTTTCCGTCAATTCTTGCGGCTCGTTCATCCAATAGACGTTATCGCTAACCTTGCCTTTGACAAGGCCTTCAAGGTATTCGTATATTTTGATTCGTGAATCTTCAAGCATATTGTCTAAAAGAATTTACGTTTCCAACGTTCCTTGAGTTCCTCGTGTTTGTACTTGGGTACGCTAACGCGGAATCGAACGCGCATCGGCTTTAATTCGGCCTTTACTTGGTCGTAATATTCGGTCATAACCGCGAATTGCAAGCGTTGTGAACCGCCACCATAATGGCTTTTCATCGTAAAACCTTGTTCCCAATAGCCCCAATATGGGGCAAGGATAGCAAAGAATACGCGCCAACCGCGTGAACCATTGTTGCCATAGGAAAATAGATAGTTGTACGCAAGTTCGTGTCCGTTAACGGGAAACAAATACTTTTCGTCTCCGCTGAACCATTCGTGTAGGTACGATTCCTCGCTTGCTTTCGCACTGCGATAAAAACCACCCCTTGCAAGTCGGCCTTTGTATGAAACCCCCCAGCATAGCGAATCAAGCAAGTTGCCCGTTCTATCCATGTGGTTTGCACTATGATAGGCTTTGATAGAGTCCCCGATAGCGACAATTTTAAGTTTTGCGTATTCCGCAAGACGTAGCGTTTGTTCGGTGATAAGTTTCTTCGTTACCGCCTCCTTGAACTCTTTTAAGTCAAGCCCGCGTATTGTCGTACTCGTCGCTGCCATATCATTATGCCTTTACCAACTATTCCTTGTGGCATTGATGCTGACGCCACCCAATTGCGATGGTTCGGAATTGTTAACCACCAAATTGAATGTTTCACCATAACGCGTAAGCGTAATCTTGTCGCCCTTTCGCGGCACTATCCATTCCCCGTCGGCATCTTTCTTTAGGGGAATGCTTATGATGTATGTGGACGTTTGTAGTGTCTTGCCCTCTTCGCTCGTCACCATGTGTTCGTCCATCACGCCATCGTAAATCAAGACCTCGTCGTCATCATCGCTTCCTGCGCCTTGCACAACGTGCTTGATAGTCCCGTGATACGGGTATTCAAGAATTTCGCCTTTTATCATGATAATTTGTCAACATCCTCAATCGGAATAATACGTATCTTTTTTGCATTCGTCAACTCGATAAGAACATCGCCTCTATCGTCCTCGTAACGATTGTAAAGCCTTATTGCATACTTTATCTTTTCGTCTTGATAAAAGTCTTGTTCTTGTCCTATTGTTTTCTGATAACCATTATGCGATTGACTAAGGGACGCCGTATTAGACGGGCTTAATAGAACCGCCGTAAAGATGATGTCGGCCGTCATCAATTCGCGTTGCTTCTTGGTAACTTGGTCGCCGTACACCTCCCAAGACGGGTCGCATTCCCTGTCCCAAGCAATCTTTTCAAACGTTGCTTCATCGAACGTGTAGCGCGTCGATGCTTTAAGCCATTCTAAAACAGTCATAATCCTTAGTCAATCACATTGTTTGGTTGTTAGTTGTCTGCCGTAGTGGTATCTACGCAAACGTGGTAAGGTGCCTCGTCAAGCACAGTCGCATAGCGGCCAAGCACGTCGGTATGGTACGACTTCAACATGCCGTTCGGAACGACCTTGTTGATGACATTGAGGAACCCTTGAACGCGGGCAAGCGAGAATTGAATGCCGTTGTTGACCTCGCCGCTACGCATAAGTTCGACGTCGGGTACTTGTGCGTGAACAAGCACGCCTGCGTAACCAAGTGGACGAAGAACGGCAACTCCTGG